ATCTCCTTCTGTAAAATATGCAGGATTTTCTCCTTCACTAGCACCTGATAAATACAGGCTTTCTCCATTTTTTAATGTACCTATTAAATCATTACAAATACTTAAGCAATCTGATAATACTTCCTGTTCGTTGCTTTCATCAGGAAATACTAAGTCCATTACAAAGACCTGAAAGTTTAATGTCATTTGATTATTTTGTGCTACTGCATTAATTGGATTAATATGCATTAAAGGATATAGCGTATTTTTTTCTAAGTCTATTTCCCAAATATCTCCAGTTGTTACTGTCTTTATTTGATAGTGATTAGTACCTAATTGCTTTAAGGTATCTATTGTATTGTTATAATTTTTAAAGTGCGTCATCTACTAACTTTTTTTATTTCGTTTAAATCGACCTCATAAGTAAGCCAAGTTAAACATTCATATAAGCTTAATTTTGTTATCCTTTCTAAGTTTACTATTTCTCCATTTGTTAATCTATACATCACTCCGAACCATCCCCACTTTTTTGCGAACTTGTCGCTTGTAGTGATTGTATCATCTGATTCGCCCGTTCCGTTAAATACAACGGCAAAATCTTCGATAGTTCGTTCCCTAAAGTCCAAAAAAAAACCAATGAACTATGTACATCTTTAGCCTTCATTTTTTTAAACTTCTCAGCTCTCATTCTAACCTCACTGCCATTATAAGCAGTTATTGAGTAGTGTTTACCATTCTTCTCTACTATAGGTCTATAAAGAACTGCCATAATTTTTGATAAGTTTTTTTCTATTCCTGCCTGTATGTATGTTTCTATATCTGCATACTCTCCAAGTGTTATCTCAGATAAATCAGGATGAAAGCCATACTCTACATTATCTATTTCAATTATCCTTCTTAACTTACCTTTAGCATCCTTTTGCAATTCAGCTATTTTATTTAAGATATTAGATACATCATTTATACCTAGTTCTTTAATTAACTTCTTAGGTATATCAGATAACAAGCTTATTGTATCTAATGCCTCTTTGGGTTTTGAATCACTATTCATAGTAATTAACTTAGCCCATTTTTCAAGTGTTACATCATTCCAACTATTTATAAGACTGTAAGATTTTTTCTTACCATCCTTTTCAATGTTTACTTGCATAATATATAATAGAATTATTTGTTATTTAGTTTAAAATTGTATATTTGTGCCGTTTTCTTAAAGTTTTTGTTTTTCAAAAGGTGTAGTTTTGCAAGGCTGCACCTTTTTCTATTGTACATAATATCTTCCGTAATTACTATCTATTTCATAGTACATTCTCATAGCTAAAGCATCTGCATAATCAGGAGACCTACCTATAATATCTTTAATAGTATCTTTAGGTATTATTTGTAGTTTATTATCCTTATCAGCATCTTTAGTTCTTACCTGCTCTAGCTCTTCTATGATTTGATTCTTTACTGTTATATCATTACACTCTATACCTATCTGTGCTTTATTTACAAGGTCTGCTAGTTTGTAATAGCATTGTGTTTTTAAGTTCTGATAGTTTTCTCCTTTCAAAGGCTTAGAGTTATTTACAAATCCTCTGCAACGCATATAATCTTTTACACCACCACCAACGCCATCTTCATCAACAATTATGTTATTTAGTTTAACTGCATATTGTTGTTGTAACTTCTTAATTTGCTCGACAACGTCATTTATAGCCGATTTAAGCATACTTTGTATATATTTAATATGTAACCCTTCCCAAACTATAATAATCGTTTTATCGCTTCCAAAACGTGCTATATCGCAAGATATGTATTTTTCGCCCTCTTTTCCTGTTTGACTAAATAAGTTAAGTATAGCATCATATTCTATTAAATTATCATTACTAGCATCATATTCCCAGTTACCATATAATAGTCTCTGTTTACTAAGTTCATCTAATGTTAATAGTTGCGTCTTATAGTGTTTTGATATAAACTCATTATCATCTACTAAGCTTTGTATAAACTTTCTGTAAGGCTTTTGTACACCTTCTTTACTAGGCTTATAGTATTGAGTATATACCCAGTTCTTAGCAGGATTACAAGTCATAAGCAGCTTAGGTATTAAATCATACTCATCTAATTTATAACGCATCCTAGAAGCTACTATGTTCTTAGCCTTTTCAGTTATTTGGTTTGCTTCATCTATAAAAGCTGCCGTTATTTCTAATGAACCTAAGCTATCAAAGTTTCTATCTGATGGGTATAGGAAAAGGTCTTTAAGTATTATCTCGCTACCATTATAAAATGTAACTATATTACTAGAGCCATTAAAGTTATAATGTTTATTAGCTACTAATCCCCAAGCCTGGCATACTTCAAAAAATGTATTTAACGTAGTTTTTTTCAGGGCATCTAGTTTTGACCTGCCCATAAGATATCTAGTCTTTGGATATTTAACACATAATAATATAAGCCAACTACAGCCTACCCATGATTTACCACCTCCTGCTGCACCTCCGAATAATATCTCTGTAGTAGTTTTATCAAATAAGTATTCAATAGCTTGTCCTTGTGTTTCTGTAAATTCAGTATCAATATTCAACACCTTTTATATTTACATTTATCTTTATAGGCTCATCTCCTGATGTTAGGTCTAGTTCACTTCTTTCTATATATCCTCTTTTCTTTCCTTTAGTCTTTAAATAAAATATAGTAGCTGAAGTACTACCGTCTTTTATTTGTGTATGTAGTTGGCTCTCTGCAAAATCTAAAGCAACATTTTCTATTTCTTTTACTGCCTGAGCAAACTCCTCATCTTCTTTAAGCCATTTGTAATAAGTGCTTCTAGGTGTATCTGTTTTTTTACAGGCTACAGTTACAACACCTAAACTATTTTCTAAAGCTTGTAACATAGCTTCTTTTTTTATATGTCTACTTTTGTTCATAATTTTTTATATTTTTCTTCTAATATTACAGGTGTAGCATTATTCCAAGTTATTCTATGATGTAACCTCATATGCTTATCACCCATTAATGCAACTTTTACTGCTGAAGGTGTGTACATAACTGAATAAAAAGATTTAACATAAGTTCCTTTTGATAAATATATTTCTGTTAATCCACCTTCATTTGATTGTGTTACTTTTTGAGTTAGTGATAATATAGGTAAAGTAAAAAATAAATCTCCTTTTGTAGCATTTTGTACATAAGTATTTACATCTTCATTTATTCTACCTACAAAGTTAAAAGGTCTATCAGTTGAGCATAAAAAACTATTCATACATTTTCTTCTAAGTTTTGGGTTTTTAGCATAAGAATTTTCTGAACCACCTATAAAATCTCCACCCTGTGACATAGCAATAGTTTTAGCAGGAATACTTTTGTAAAAGTTTAACATTAATTCTAATACTTTATCTAAATTTCTTATTTGCTCAGGTTTATTCATATAATATAAACGATAATGAAAAGCAATATAGTCATCATCTAATACTAAAAAATATTTAATACCTATCTTTTTAGCTAAATCAAAACAAGCATTTCTTGCATAAACAACCACCCTTTCATCATTAAAATTATCTCCTATATCAAATTTGTCTTTATAATTTTTTTTACTAAATACAATAACTTTATCTTTATATAAGTTTTGATATGTTTCTAGTTCTTTATCATCATCTGAACATATAAAATATACTTTACCTGTATATCCTCGTTTTTTTAAAGTTTCATAGGTTATAACTCTGTCAGACCTTCCGTAAGTTAGTATAAATATTGCAAAATCTTTATTTTTCATAATCTGTTATATATGATTGTTCTATTTCCTTACTTAGTTTAACATAACCATTCTCAATAGCTTTATTAAAATCAATTATAACTAAAGCACTATCTTCCATTAACTCTTGAATTACTTTATTCGAATGAGCATAAAAATCTGCAATACTTTGATAGTTAAATACTGTATGCCTATATGCAGCTTTAATTAAAAATTCTTTTTCTTCTTTTTTTATATTACAAAGCTCTATCTTTTTTATTAACTCTTTTACTTTATCTTCATTGTATAGTTCTTTTTCTTTTGGCTTTTTATTTTTTGGTTCATAAGTAGGTGCTTCAATATTCTTTGTATATAATTCTTCTTCCTCTTTTACATCATCTTCATTCTGCCATACATCTAATCCCCATTCTGCTAGTTTAGTACTATCCCATTCATTAGCTAATATATCCCATTCCCACTCTCCAAATCCTACATTATCTTTTATTATAAATTCCTGCTTTTGTTCTTTTGTTAATCCTTCTGCTATTTTTATATATACTTCTTTTAGACCTGCTTCTATACAGGCTTTGTATCTCATATTACCACCCAGTATAGTCATATCTTCATCTACTACTATTGGTCTAAGCTCTAGCATTTCAGGAAAATCCTTTATAGATTTAACAAGCTTTTTAAACTTATCATCTTTTATAATTCTTGGATTATCTTTGTTGGGTTTTAACTTATTGATTTCTAGTTTCATAGTATATAATAGAATAAATTAATAATTAGTTTAAAAACTTTTCTTTAGTATCTTTCCATAAATTATCCTTCCTTTTACTTAGTGATGGTTCTGTTCTTCTTATACTTGGAAAGCCACCAAACTCTTTAGCTATCTCCTGCATATATTCTCCACATTCACATTGTGCCTCACGAGTTCTAACTTTACCACCCACTACTTCTAAAGTAGCTTTAGCTAAGTCCTTAGTATTACCACATTCATTACATTGATATTTTAACATAGTATTTAGTTTAAAAATAAAGGAGAGCAAAAAACATTTAATATATTATTAGTGGCAATATGCCTACTCTCCCTTATTTAGTTTTAAATCATCTAACTCAAACTCCAAATGTGCAATAGCTTTCTTTATACATTCTTCAGGTCTATTATGCTTAAAATTTGCCCTCAAAAGATAAGTTACTGCGTTTCCCACATTGTAAGAAAGTTCCCAATCAGATACAACTTTCCTAGCCTCGTATTTATAATTCTTTCCTATATAATAGTCAGGTATTCTTTTATCCATATTTTTCTTTTATTTGTTTAATTCCTTGAAAACAGTTGTTTAGACAAGTACCACAATTACTTGTAGGTTTGTATCTTGTACCATATATTGTATTGTATAGTTCGACCATTTTCTTTTTTACTGTAACATTCTTTGCCACTCCTGTCTTTATATCATCCCAAATCAAAAGACATTCTTCTATCAGTTCTTCAGGTATATCATCAGGTCTTTCTACTTCTGTTGTTTTACTCCAATACTTTTGTGGACATTCCATTACTCCTATCCTAGCTTTTACTTTCATAAAACATAAGCAGACCTTACAAGTACCTGTAGGCTTAAAATAATATACACACTCTCTACATAATGCTATACGTTCTTCATACACCTCATTCTTTACAAAAAAATTACTCATCTAAAACTTCTTTAAGATATTCTCTTACTTTGTCTATAGTTGTAAATAAGCTATTTCTACTTATGCCTGTTTTCTTTGCTAGTCCTGTTAAAGTGTTACCCTCGTAATAATATAATCGGAAAACTGAAGCATCATACCAATAAACATTTTCTAATGCTTTGTCTATTTTTTCAAGCTTTTGCCATTGTTTATACTCTTCAGGATTAGGTATGTTGTAAAGATTTTTTTCATTATTACTTTCTGTTATATCGTAGGTTATATTACTAGCCTGTAAATCTAAATTAGTATAATATTTTTTATACTTATAATAGTAAGGGCTTCTAGGGCTTGTGTAGCTATATCTTAATACTACTGCGCCATATCTTATTAATCCTTTTTTTCCATCTTTAGTATATATTTTTTCTAATGTTGCAGGATTCATTTGCATAAAATATAACATTAATTCCTGTACGGCTTCTTCGATTTCATTTATATCTTGCGAGTAGGTGTAAGACATTTCTATAAATGTTTCTCTACAATCTGCTACTGCCTGATATATTTTATTCATTATTATTTTTTATATCTCTTAAATCTCTAACAACCATTTCTAATGCATTGTCTAATAATAGTTTGTATGCTCTTATAGCTTCTAAATTTCTTTTAGTTTGTATACCTGCAAAATATCCATTTACCATTACTGAAGTATGTGAAGGTATAAGTGTTAGCCAATCATCCCAATTACCTGCATCTACATCTTTACCATAACTATTATGGTATTCTATTATAACTTGTAAAACTTCTTTAAAATTATTGTATTTACTTTCTGAAGAAATTTCTTTGACAAAAGATAACATTAAGTTTAAATAATCATTAACAACTATTTGATGTGTAGTATTGGCAAATATTGGTTTTGTCATGCCTCAAATATAAATAATAAATTACTCTATATTCTTTTCCTTTTTTATTTTATTAACAAGGTCTTTGTAATAACTTATCATTTCTACATAATCTACTCTAGTCATCTTAACATTTAACTTTGCTAAAAATTCTAAATCCTCAGCAGTACCTTTACCATACTTAGCATCTAAATACATACCAAACTTATACTGCTCACCTTGAGAATACATATTGCATTTGACGCACTGTACTTGACAATTTTGTTCATTCCATCTTGTATTATGATGCCTACGAGATTGAAAATGTCCGTTCTGAAGTTTCTTATAATGGTCTACTTTACCACAAGTGAAGCACTGAGCTGCACCAGTATCAGTAGCTTCTCTTAATCTAATATATTTAGAGAACCAACTATCTAATTCTTTCTTAAGTTTGCTTACAGGTTTTTTTATCCCCATATTACTTTTTGCTCATATTGTGGTTTCGGTTTAAAATAAAGGTATTTGGCTACAGTTGTTTTTTTACCAAATTTATTCTTAAAGTGTAAGTCGTCTCTATGTATATTATATCCTTCTTTTTTTAAATTAAATATAATACTAGCTAGTCTAGTAGCACCATATTCTTTTATAGCTTCCCAACTAGTTATATGTCCATATTTTTTTTAATGCCATTTAATAGCATCCTTTTGAGTTTTAATTTTGTCTTGTGTTATTTGTATAGTTTTCATTTTAATAGTTTTTTAGGTTCTTGATAAAATGGTACTTCTTCAGGTTTTTTAT